AATTCAAATCCCAACAGTCCACCCAGCGCCGCTGCTGCTACCTGTGTTGGCTCGTATCCTGACAAGATATTGACTGCCCGTGTAGCATTGAGTGTAAGGGTCTCAGCAGCATTCATGGTAATATTCTTACCACTGAAGAAGATATCTCCATCAGCACATTCAATATCTAATCCACCGTTACTTACATTAATAGAGAAAGCAGGATATCTTTTCTTATCTACAGATTGTGTGCTAGAATTACTAACATCACCTTCTTCATCATGTTGACCTGATGCATTAACATTAATAGCAAGAGACGTGCCAACATTTAGCCTGCAGTTTGTCTGTGACTCAATTTCAATCCTGCCACAAGTCATGTCCTCTGACACTGGACTTGCTGCCTTCACTTGGATTGTGCCTTTCTCATCTACACTAAAGTGAGACCCAGTGCTACCAATAATACCAAAACTACTATCACCAAAAGGATTTTCTGCAGTAAACCAGATGTTATTATTTCTTATTCCTACATCAGCAGATGGTGGGATGAGACTGACCTGACATCCTTCCAATGGATACAATGCTTCGGTTGCATCCCATGAAATCTTAGAGGCATCAAATGCCAACTCGGTATCAGCCCAAGGACTTTTAAAGTCTCCACCACCATATGTAACGTCTGCATTCTTGTCGCTTGCCATTTATTGTATCTCCTATGGACAGTCGATGTATTCACCTTCAGGTGTGGGTCCAACGACCTCTGCAATCTCTCTTACATCTTGCTTATCTAGGCAAGCAACGTTAGCGATTGCAATAGCACCTACACCTTGTGACGAAGCAACAATCTTAACTTTTGGATAAGTTGTAAACGTCCTTGACTTATCTCTGACTTTAATGTCAACTAATACCCCGTCACGAATGACTGCCTCAGCAACATCCAAGTCACCATCAACAAACACTGCTGGTGGCTCATCAAAACCAAATCCTGTCTTGATGATAGTAAATCCTGTGATGATACAATCTAAATTTGTTGGTGGGTTGGGTGGATAACCTCTACCAGGACGCATTACTCTGATTCTCTTGAGGAATCCATCTTTATCCAAGTCTGCAACAGCAGACGCACCATATCCTTTGCCATTACCTTGGACATAAATCTTTGGTGGAGTTTTGTATGGACTACCACCATCACAAATAGCGATGTCAATAATCTCACCATCTTCTGACACCACTGGTTGACATGCAATAGGTGGTGTTGGTATGACTGGAGTTGGTGTGGGTAGTGGGAAAGGAGCGTTACCTTCTACAGCAAACTGTGTTGCTGCAAATCCAGTTTTAAGAGCAGCAAAGACACCAATAGTTGTAGAGAAACTCAACTCATCTGCAAAAGTGATGAGTTTCTTTGCTTTATTATCTTTAATAGTAAACTTGTATGATAGTGTGTTGTCTAGGACATCACTCAATGCTAACTCAGGTGCAAAGATATAGAAGTCAAGCACAGTGCCGTTAGGGACATTAGTTGTAGTCAATTCTAACGTCACTGTCTCTCCTGCCTTGACTAAGAATGGTGTCGCAACTAAAGAATAGGTAGCACCAGTAGACCCTACAGGTGTATTGACTCCTGCTGTAAATGATGATGTCGCTGTGCCACCGACAGAAAGTGTTGGTGCAGATGGATTTGCTCCTGCACCAGAGTAAACAAAAGATGATTTGCCATTTAAATTTGTGACAACACTAGATTTACCAGTAAATGCTACATTGATACCACTAACAAAACCAAATGATGAGGGTGGAGTGCCTGGTGTTGGGACAGGGTTAGCTGGGTTTTGATTTACTGTCAGTGTCGCGGGTTGTGAATCAATAGATGTAGGTGTTGTAGTAGAGTCACCAGTTACTACACATCTATAAGTGCCTGCCGTATCAGTTGTAAAACTAGTTGAAGTTTCACTTAAATCTGTCCAAGTATTGCTGCTTGCAGTATAATATTGCCACTGATATGATACAGGACCAGCGTCTGACCTAGCACCAACACAATTAAATGTATGTGTATCTCCCTGTGTAATTGTTGCACTCTTTGGGTCGATAACAATATCTAAAGTAGGATTTGCTGGTGGTGTGGGGACATTTTGCCCTGGTGGAATGGGTGTTGTCTCTGGTAAGAAAGTGCCACCAGTAATAGCAATGTTTAATGTTGGTGTAACAGGACTCTTTGCATCATCACATGCACCGATAGCAGGTGATGGTTTAGTGTCTGCTGAGATTGCTGCTAGCAAATCATCTAGGTCATCTGCTAGACTTCTTCCCTTAGTCTTTGGACCCTCTCCACAGTCTTGAATAATTTCTTTACACTCTGCTGGTAGACCCGAGCAAGAAATGCCCAAGAGGTCCATGATTTCTGAGATAGTAGAGAAGATATCATTGAGAGGTGCTGCAATACCTTCTAGAAGACTGAGTAGTGGTGAAATAATAGCATCGATAGCACCCTTCAAGAAACTTTCAATGCCACTCATTAGTCCGTTGACTAGAGTTTCGATGCCACAGAGAGCATCAGACCAGAAGTCATCGAGGGCACCAAAGATAAAACCTTCAATGAAATCTTGCAATCTTGTAGCGAGGTCTTCAATACTACAACCAATCTTTGCTAGTTGCTCTTCCAGAAACTTTTGAATCTGGTCTAGAATTTTTTCAGGATTCTTGGGGTCGTAGGGAGGTTTGGAATCAGCAGGTTTTAGTTTGTCAGTGACAAGACCAAGTAAACTGTTGATGAGTAGTTGGACACCATCTTTGACAAGATTATATAACTTACCTTTCAACCACGAATAACTTTGATTGATGATTGCAAGAATCTTAGTGATATATCCATTGATAAACTCTTCACCTTCACGGGCATACCCTGTCACCTTACTAGTAAGATAACTTCCTACCTGTCCTCCAGACTCAGAGATTGCCTTAAACATTTCAGACAATACAATCTCAATCTTGGATGCTGTCTTACCTGTAGGACAACTTGCTTGTGAGATAGTTGTGCATTTGACAGCAGCTTCATTCATTGAGCTGCCAGGACAATTTAGATAAGCGATAGCAGGTGCTTGACCGTATCCTTTCTCTGGATTGGTGGCGGTGCCAGGTGGTGCTGCTGCCTGTGCTACTACGCCTGCCGCTGCTGCTTCTACTTCTGCTTTACTGAGAGGTGTTACTACCTGAGGGGTGCCTGCTACTGGTCCAGGAGCAAAGTTTCTAAATGCTCTGCATCCCTCTTGATTCTCCTCTAAAAATTGTGAGATGGCAGGGTCATTTTCAGACCTAGCATTACGGATTGCTCCGATACTGCCGAGAATATATGGTTGCTGTGCCATCTCAGCATCCATAAAGAAACCAATAACCCAGTCACCATAGGATAGGTTAGTGGTTGCACCTCCACTTGCAGTGAAAGCATTAGTTGTTGGAGCAACGGAATTCGCCCATGGCAATTCGTCCGTCCCTTGACCCTCACAGTCAGCGAGATGGTGACCAATGATTCTAACCTTGTAACGGTTAGAATTTTTTACATTTTCATCAGTCTTTTCGACTTGCCCCACCCACCAACGGAAGCCATCTTTGCCTACAAAGTTGGATGAGCGGACACCGTAACTCTCAAACGCCATAATTAGTTATCGTGAATCTTACACTCAGGCGCTCCAGGTTCTTGGTCGCAATACAATTCGAGGGGAGTTGGGTCATGGTGGTCGCCTGCCTCAATCTCTTCCTTGTGATGCTCTACCCACTCTTCCAAGTCGTGGAGCTCACCTTCAATATGACGACGTGCTTGTGGAGATGTGTTTGGGTTGTCCAAAATCTCCTTGTCTTTAGCGATATGCGCTTCGATGTTTTCCATAGTTTACTTTACCTTACTAGCTGTGTTTTTCCGACCAAACGAATCACGGATAAGAGTAATGTTTGTGGTGCCAGTGCGAGGTTGTGCGCCTCTCATAATAAAGTTGTATCCAATATTTTTGATTAGATAGTTACCACTATGCTCCTCATCGTATGGATTCGTTTTTCTATCTTCATCACTAGTCATGTTTGGAAATAATAATTCCAGTTTATCACCTGCCCTCACTGTGAGGTTAGGTGGCACTGTAATATTTAGCTCCTGGTTAGAAGCTAGTTTATACCTGGCATTAGACTGAGCGATGGCGTATCTATTATAGTCCTTATACGCTGCGTTGTCAGCTCCGTTTGTGTCGGGGTCCTCATGAAACATTTCACTGTTAATCATCTGTGCCATGACTCTAGTGGAATGCTCTGACAATGTTTGTTGCTCCTTAGGTAGTTTGTCCTGACTACCCATGTGTGACATCTGCTCCCAGGTATCCTTAATCTTGTAGATATTCTCTTCGTAGTAGCATTTGTTTACATCAAAGAATACACAGACAGTAGAATAGATTCCCTCTCTCAACTGCTTGAGCATATTCAATTCGTTTGAGAATGTATAGTCGAGGATGTTTAGGTGCTCGGTGCCTGCTTTACCCTCAGTGTTTACATACCCATAGTTGTATGTATACTTGACTGCTTCACCACCAAAACTATCACTGCCATCAGATGCTAACTGGTCTAGTGACTTGAATACATATCCATCATGTGTCTCAAAGAAACAGTAACCTGCACTGCCTGACATCTTAGGTAGATTTTCTGTCTTCAATGATGACACGCCTTCACCGTCACCAGTTGCTCTCTCCTGTGACGTGCCACTGGTAGGTTCTTTAGCATTGCCAGAGATGGTGATGGGTGCTAGTTGATAGATGAAATCAAATGGTCTCTTCAAACTAGGTAACCATTTCTGCTCAAACTTTGCAGGCTCCACTGTGATTTCTTTCTCAGTTTGAATAACATTCTCTAAGACTTCTTTGATTACCTTATCATTAGACCCCTTCAAAATGCCAGCAATCCTCACACCCTCATTGACCATGCCCTCATAACTCATGAGATTTAGTTTATATACCTGCTGTCTACCTGAGATGATTCTCGTATCAATAGCAGACACAGACAAGTCATACTCATAGGTAGTGTCATTAAATGTAGGTGTCTTTGCCTTAATAATAATCCTTTCTCTACCTTGGATAGGTAAGTTTGCTAGCAGGTTGACAGTAGTATCTTCGATGACAATCTCACCCAAAACATATGGGTTGTTGATGCTCTCGTAGATACTAAATTCTATCACCAACTGTGTGATGTCTAAAGTATCACCGTCGATAGGGACTAGTAGAATAGACTCTACTTCAAATTGTCTTGCGTTTTCTACTGCCATTGTTATACGAGGTCGTAATATAAGAAGTCAGCAAAGTTACCAGCAGCAACCTTTGCCGAGGGAATTTCTGAGCCGAAAGACCCTGCAGCATCTGCTGTCTTCTTATTGATGTTTTGTGTTGGTGGCATCACTACTGCTGCTGCTGTCTCTGCTACTGGTGGACGTGGTGGGATAGTTTGTTGTGGCTCAGTCTTTGGTGGCGCTGGTCTAGGTGGTGCTGGTGCTGCTGCGCTTCCAGTCAATTGATGAGTCTCTACCTTAATATTTTTGGATAGTAAACTTTCATCCAAACCATCACGCTTAACTATACCATCAAGGAATGCTGTAGCAGCTCCAATATCTAATTTTTTTGTTACTGGTGTTGTTGTATCACTACCACCGCCGCCATAACCACGAAGTTTCTTCATCATTTCTTCTTGCTGCTTTCTTCTATTGTATAGTTTGCCAGCAAAAGTATCATTACTTACATTAGACAACTCACCTCTAGTTGCCTTTTGTGTCTGTCCACTAAACCAAGACATTGGGTTGAGTATATTAAAACTACCACCTCTCTCTGCCTCTCTCTCAACTGAAGTCGCTGGTGGAAGATCTGGTTTAGCAGCAGGGTTTGCATCATCAGGTTGTCTAACAACTACAGATTCACTTGCTCTTCTTACATAATCAATCTTAGTTAGTTGGATTCTACCTCTAGTAACTCTACCACTCTGGTTGCCACCAATAATATCAACGGCACCATCTTTAGGTGACCCAGCAGCAAACATAACGTGAGACTTAGACCCACCACCATAGTCACCGACAATAACATCACCATACTTAATGTGTGCCTTGTCTACTGGTGCTCCCCAGTTTGAGTAACTATCCGCTGCAGCAGACCCAGACCCCATGATACCTTGTCTCTTGAGTTGAGAGTTTACATATGCAGCACACCATGGTTGCTCCTGTGGGTTGACTAAACCACCTGCACCACTCTGCATAATTTCATTCTTCATCTGAGAAGCATCCTTACCTAGGTCTGCCTCTAACTCTGCCTTGAGACCAGCAGCAGCTGCAGGTGCAGGTGGGTTGCCACCACCACTGGTATCTGGTTTGTCTCCACCAGCAACTGCACCACCTGCCATTCTGAAATGCTTGAGCATATTTTCCATGAAGTTTTCAGCAGACTGATTCATGTCTACCTTACCTAGTCTTCCAGACCCAACCGCAGACGTGAAGTTTAGGTTGGAGATACCAAATCCTTTTGATGCTGCACGAATCTTCTGCTTGACGCTATCACCTGTGCTACCAGTCATTGACTGACCTAGCATACCAGCAGAGATGCCGAGAATCATTGCTGCTTGTGCCTGCATAGGTAGGTCACCACTACCTTCTGATAACATATCTCTACCAGCACTTCTGTTAAGTGGGATAACTCTATCACCAGGATTCAACATAGTCCTGACAGGATTGTCTACAATGCCACCACGATTGAGTGGGACTGACCCAGGAATAATGCCACCCTCAGACATCTTGCCCATCATTTCTGATGTAGCAGCATCATTGCCATAGATGTTGCCAAACCCACCCTTCTCATCTGAGACGATATTCATAAAGTCAATAGTATTAAACCCTGCGCGGAAGTTTTCTCTTATTCTTGCATCAAACTTAGCAAGATTCTCTGCTTGCTTTTCTTTATCTTCCTCACTCAAGAAAGGATTCCTTAATGCTTCGATTGCATATCTAAATGGAGCACCAACCACATCCAATGCTGTGCCAGTGGCTTTAGTCATCTCATTGGATAGACCTGCGGTGTTTCCAATACCAC